AAAGTTTTATACGACTATGGGATGAAAGTTGCTGCTGTGTCAATATTGTGTCAAGATGAACGAGTTTTTGAGGCGATGCTTATGGCAGGCACTCCTTGTCCTTTTGAAGGCAAGATTGGTAAAGATGCAATAGAACAATGGAATAAATATGATGTTGAAAGACCAGATTACAATTCTTATGTTGCTAAACTAGAGACAAGATCAAAGATAGACGAAGAATTAGCAGAGATAGAAAGACAGGAAGAAGCTAAAAGAATAGCAGAGGAAAACGCAAAAAAATTACACGAATCAAAACTTGAAGAAGAAAAAGAAGTCATAGAAGAAGAAACTATAGTAGAGCAACCAATTATCAATGTGCATGAATGAGATATTTATATTACAGCATATGGTTATCCATAGCGATATCCTTTCTTTGCATATATAGTATAGGTAACGCACAAACTATTACCACTGGTAATTTATTACCCAACAAAAATGATGGTGTAGATTGGAACTCATCAACTACTGACATGATTAATGATGGCGGTAGTGGTTATGTTTCTAATGGAACTAATGTAAATGGGTTTACGATTACTTGTCCTACTGGACAGGCTAACTGTGGTTATAAGTATGATGTTGGTGGTGACTTTGAAGTAACTGGAACTGCAACAGTATCTGCAAGTGATGTAAAGTTATATAGTAATACTATAACTCAACCAATGTTAGATAATGGCATAACTTTAAATAGTCATGTCGATGTTGCTAACTGTGAGAGCACACAAGGTAATTGTGAATCTAAAGGTGGTGCAAATGATTCTCATACTACAACTGTAGTATTGAAAGATAATAGTGGTAACACTTTATCTACTGTGTCACAAACAAGAACAGAAGTTACGGGTTTTCAAGGTAATTGTAATGGTTATCCTGGTTCATCTGGTTCTGTTGCACAAGCGTGTGGTCAATACAACGACAGAATAATTTATCTTGGTCTTGGTGCTAATAATGTAGACTGGTCTTGGACTGGCACAGATAGTAATTATAGCAATCAACTTAGACAAGGACCAAACTTGTTAGGTGCATCTTTAAACATGACCTACAATAGTGTTGAATACAATCCTATTGATGATGAAGTTATAGAAGATATTAATGATATTGTAGAAAATATACCAGATGACTTTGATTGGATAAATGAAGATATAACTGAAATACCAGATTTTTCTATACCAGAAGAAGACTTTACAATACCTTTTGAAGAAGATTTTGCTTTTGACGATATATACATTGATGAGATACCTTCAATAGAAGAATTTGATATGGAGGTTTTTGAAGAAATACCAGAAATGGAAATGGTATTTTTTGAAGAAGAGTTTTCTGAACCTATGATGGTTACAGAAGAAATATTTACAGAGGAGTTTGAGGAGGACTTTACAGAATTTTTAGAAGAGACTGGCATGGAAGAAGAGTTCATGGAGTTTTTAGAAGAAGAAGGTATTACGGCCGAAGAATTTTTTGAAGAGATAACTGAGGAGGAGTTCAATGATGAACTTACTGAGGAATCTTTTGAGGAGTTTGAAGAGCCACTGGAAGATATCGCAACGGAGGAAGAAAGCCTTTCAGAGGTTGAGGAAAATGAAACAGAAACAGTGGAGGATGTTACTGAGTCAGATGAAGTAGAAGAAGAAAAAGAAGTAGCAAAAAATGAAACAGAGGAGGAAAAACCCGATAGCACAGAATCTGAGGAGTCCGATGTATCAACAGAAGAGAGTGGAGAGCAAGAAGACATACAATCGGAAGAAGTCAATGCAGATACTGAAGTTGTTAAAGATATTGCAGCTACCGAAAATAAGTTAAAAAAGAATTTAAAAACTATAGCAAAACAAATTGCTAAAGTTACAAAAGAAACAACGAAGAACTTGTCAAAAGAGGATTTATTTTTTAAGGGAAATGACCTCGATTCGTATACGGATATAGTTTTTTATACAGCTAAAGAGATATATGACAATACGAATATGGGGTTGTTTCTCCAAATAGATTTATCAACATATTCTGGTGAAATATATGTTAATACATCTTTAAGTTCTTACACTGACAATGACCCTGTGGAGGTACACAGAGTTAAACTTTTAAATATAAACAAAAAGAAAAACAAAATATTAGCTGAACTGGAGGCATTAAAACAATGAAAATTATAGAAAAATTAAGCACATACGCAGCACTAATTGGAGTTATTGGAGCCATAGGTGGAGGTTTTTACACATGGGGTCAGTTTAATTTAAGATTAGACCAAATAGAAAATAAAGAGTTTGTAGTAAATGAAACTGTAGATTTGACAGATATAGAAGTAAAATTAAAAGAATTAGAAACTACAATAATAGGTTTAGATAATGATGTGTTAGATAATCTAAGAAATGATATTGCCGGTAACAGCAATGATATTAAAGCTATAACACAAGATATAATCAAAGATATAAAAGTAATACAATCTGTTTTAGCCGATGCAGCATCTAACGATGACTTAGATAAATTAGATAAAAAATTACGCACACCTATAAAAGAATTAGAAGAGTATGCTTGGGAATTAGAGGAAGATATAGAAGAAAATTCTAAGGGTATAGCAATTATTAAAAAAGAAAATGAATTACAAGATGTGCAGATAGAAGAAATAAAAATATCTACATCTAATCCGTTGGGCGGATAATGGTAAAAATTTGGTTTATGTTAGTTTTGTTTTCATTTCCAAATGCACCATCTGTAAAATATAATGGTTACATTTATTCAACTGAAGGTGACTGTGAGTTTGCAAGATATGAATTACAAGAAGGTTTTAAAAAAAAATCAGACTCTTACAAAGAGAATACTAAAATAGAATCATATTGTTTAGAGTTCGAGAGCTTTCCAATAAGTGGGTTAAACAAAATTAATTTAGGAGTATAGAATGGCTTCCACATTTACGACAAGATTACGATTAGAAAAACAAGCAACAGGTGAAAACGCAAACACTTGGGGTGATAAAACAAATACTAACTTTGATTTAATAGATGAATCAATAAATGGTTATGCATCTAAAAGTGTTGCAGGCTCTTCTGATGTTACCCTTACTAATAGTAACGCTACAGCCGATGAGTCCAGACAAAAAGTTTTAGAATTTACAGGCACACTTACTGGTAATATAAATGTACTAGTACCAACTGTTGAGTCTAACTATATTGTTTTTAATAACACGGCTGGCAGCCACACACTTACAGTTGCAACCACAGGAAACACTGGCACAGGAACTGCTATAACACAAGGCTCTCATGCCTTAATGTATTCTAATGGCACATTTGTAAAAGATGTATTCGCTACTGGTATTAACAACCTTGTTTGTAAAGGCACATTAAATGTTGCAGGTGCTGTAGAACTAGATGGTGGAAACGTAACAATAAATGAAAGTTCTGCTAGTGTAGATTTCAGAGTAGAATCTAATGGTAATACTCACGCACTGTTTGTAGATGGTTCAGAAGATAAAGTGGGTATACTTAATTCTAGTCCTTCTGTTGCTTTAGATGTAACAGGAGCAATCACGGCATCAACTACTATCACCGGTAATTTATTTAGCGGTTCTGGACAAGATATAAAAGATACAGTTCCGGCAGGTGGTATTATCATGGCAGGTTTTGCGACAGAGCCAACTAAATCAGATAGCTCCACTAAAAGATATTTATTATGTAATGCACAAGCAGTTAGCAGGTCAACGTACTCTGCATTGTTTTCTGCAATAGGAACTACATACGGAACAGGTGATGGTTCATCTACATTTAATTTACCAGACTTACAAGGTAGAACTGCGATAGGTTCTGGTTCTGGTTCTGGTTTATCAGCTAGAAGTTTAGGTGCAACAGGTGGATTTGAAACAGCACAAAGTGGCAGTAATTTAGGTTCTGGTAGTGATTTTAGTAATGCATTGATGCAACCATTTACTGTAGTTAACTTCTTTATAGCAACAGGGTTGTAATGCCATATAACAAAATTCAGTTTGCTCCGGGTTTTGATAAACAAAACACAGACATAACAAACAAAGGTAAATGGATTGAGGGAGACAAAGTAAGATTTAGATATGGCTATCCAGAAAAAATAGGTGGTTGGGAAAAAGTTTCTACAACAGAATTTATTGGAGTTGCAAGAGCACAACTTGCTTGGAACTCTTTAGATGGCACAGCATACGATGCTTTGGGCACTAATAAAAAATTATATATTTATAACGAGGGTGTTTTTTTTGATGCAACACCTACAAGATTAAACGCTGATATTACCTCTTGTTTTACGACAACAAGTGGCTCATCAATATTTACAGTCACTCACAGCACTCATGGAGCAAGCGAAGGTGATTATGTAACTATATCATCAACAAGTGCAACTATAGGAGGAGTAGCAGCAACAACAGTAGACGGAGAATATGAAATTCAATCAGTTCCTACCCTTAATACTTATACTATTGATGTTGGCACTAACGCCTCTTCTTCTGTCTCAACTACGGGTAATTGCACAGTACAATATGAAATTCAAGCAGGTAGGGACAGAGCTTTATCTGGTTACGGATGGGGAACAGGAACATGGAACTCA